CGAACATCAACGTCAACAGATGCGAGATTTAATGCAGCAGGCAAGACACGAACAGCCTCCTGTTAATGTTAGCGAAATGGAGACAATGCATCGCCTTGTCACCGCAGAGAAATTTGATGAAAGCGCTGTGCGCGCTCAGGCAGAAAGAATGGCGCAAGAACAGGTTGCTCGCCAGGTTGAAATAGCCAGGATTCGCAATCAGATGTATCGCCTGTTAACGCCCGAGCAGCAAGCGGTTTTAAATGACAAACATGAACAACGAATGGAGCAACTGCGCGACGTAGCGCAATGGAAACAAAGCTCATCGTTAAATTTATTGAGTAGTAGCAACTCACGTTCCCAGTAGTACCCCTGTTTTCCTTGCCATAGACACCATCCCTGTCTTCCCCCACATGATGTGGGGGTTTTTTTTATCAATTACTTACCTCGGTTCTCATAAAAAACAGCAACTTAAAAAAACCTGTAAGGGACTGTAAGGGCTACAAAGTTCTCCGGGTGTGGACACTATGTGGACACTCGGCAAGGATTTGATGTCTCAGTCGAGCAGGTCGATTTCCTTGATTTTTTGTACTGCACTAACCAATTCGTCAGGAGTGTAGTTAGTCGCATCAAGCTCTTTTACTTTCCCGTCATCAAAAACAACGCGTAGCTTTTTGCCTCGTTGCAGATATGCACCAAAGACCCCGGCGACCGCGCCGATTGCTGCAGTAGCAAGCGGAAGCACTATGTTTAAGTATTCTGTTGTGCCAGCACCAAAACACATTGGCCCCCGTTGATATGCTATGGCAGCAGTGTCAAGCTCTTTGGCTAAACCAGCAATATTGCGGCCACTGGCTCTACAATGGATTTTGCTTATGGAACTGTTTGTCATTTCTTCAAAACTCCCTTTGCGTAAACGCATTAAACTGGTCATCCCACTCTTTAAAGGTGTTATAACCATCCTCTGTGGTTGCAACTGGTCGCTTAAATTCAGTCCTGCCGGAAAAGCACAGGCCGACGGGTTAAGCTTTGACGTCTATCAGGACGATGTTACATCGCAAGATGCGCTTATCGTCCTGGTCGATAGCAAGCGAACTATGCTGCCTGATTAATTATCAAACCGTTAAACCTCCCTTTAGTGGGTTTAACGCTACTGCATTTTGCAGGTAATCAGGCGCAAGGTGCGCATAGGCCATCGTCTGCTGAATGCTCGCGTGTCCGAGAATTTGCTGCAGCGCAATGATATTGCCCCCGTTCATCATGAAATGGCTTGCGAAGGTATGGCGCAGGATGTGGGTTGCCTGATTAGGTGGTATATCAGGTTTCACTCTGCGTAAAATCCCGCAAAACTTCTCATAGTCGACTTTGAACAATTTAGCGCTGGCCTCCTCTTTAACTTTTTTCTCCAGCTCCTCAGAAATTGGCACGGTTCGCTTTTTACCGTTTTTGGTTTTCAAAAAGGTAACCCTGCAGCTAGTTATCTGCGCTGGTTTCAGCGTGGCAACTTCCGTCCATCGTCCACCGGTGCTCAGGCACAAGAGTGCGACAAGCAAGTCATCACCAACCAAAACGCTTAACAACCTTTCAATCTCTGATTTCTCCAGAAACGTCATTTCCGGGTTGGCTTCCGCCAGCGGCGGCAGTCCATGAATCGGATGTTGCCCGGAAAACTCATCCAACTGGATTAGCTTGGTGAACATGCCCGATAAGCGGTACATGTCACGATTTATCGTCGCTGCGCTGATGCCATCGCGTAGACGAACAGAGCGGTAATCCATCAGGCATTTTTTATTCAATCTGCTGACCGGTATGTCACCCAATCCGCTGATAGTTTTGCGCAAATGCCCTCGCTCTTTTTCTCCGTGTTCGTGATTCTGGCCGTGATACTTCCACCATGCCTCTAACAGCTCTGACAGGGTGCGGCGGTCTGTTCGCTGACCTGCCCATTCTTTCTGGTTGGCGTTGGCGATTGTGTACCGCTCAAATGCCACAGCCTCAGCTTTTCTTTCAAATTTCCTGCGGATGCGTTTTCCGTCGCGACCGCGAGGTCTAATGTCCACTTCATAGCGACCATCATCGAGCTTCTTAATTGGCATAAGAAAGCCCTCCGGTGCTGTACTCACCATCTTGGTAACAAATGGTGAAAATGTAATGTTTATATAGAGTTAACCAGTCTGTTTCTCGGAGTGGTCCGATTCTGTTGATTCTTGCCCATTGTGTGCGAAAGCCGGTGCTATCTGCCCAGCTTGCGGAGAGGTTTTATCGGTCATTAGCCAGAGGGTGTATTTCCCAAATTGTGGAGTGTTAACAACCTGCATAACCACTTGTAACCCCGGCTCTCTGTGGTCTCCTTCAACGTTCTTGAGTGTTCCCAATGCTATTCCTACTAACTCGCAAAACTTGGCTTGAGTTAGCCCTTCGGCTTTCCTTATTGCGCGTATCTTTTGTGAAACTTTCATTTGACATGGTCCCGTTTTGACGACTATATTCACCTCAAAAGGTCGTCAAGTCGAACCTTTCAAGGCACAAAACCAGTCCCCCATAAGGACAGGGGCGACTTAGAAAGGACTGGATCGGTCAAGGTTAGCACGAAAGGAAGCCAATGATTATGTGATTCAGTACCCGCTTGATGCGGTGCATACAGTGAAGTTTGCCGAGTTGCTTGGTAAGCCTGAGACGGCTGTCACCAAGATGGTAAAAGAAAACAAATTACCGGTTATCGAGCTGCGGGATCCAAGTAAGCCGAATGCTCGCGCCGGTGAAAAGTGGGTGTTTATTCCTGAATTTAATCGCGCTGTTCGTGAGGCGTTCTACAACCGACCGGTAGAACAACGTGACGCATGGCTACTATGGATGGGGCTTTGATTATGAATGAACCTCGTTGCATTGCTCAGTTACTGCGTAGCGAAAGCCAACGCCAGATGCCGTTCAAGATTACTCATGGTAAGGGACGGAAGGGAATCATCATTCGCACCCGTAAGCCGGGATTTATTTCCATGGTTAAACGTTTCATAAAATCCAGAGGGTTATCGTTATGACGGTTATGACTTTTGCCATAGTGGACAAACAACCTGCCGCCCTTCGTGGTCTGATTGGAAAGTATCTGGCCGCGCCTCGCTGGTCTGATACCTGTGATTTTTATAACCAGATGATGGAGCGCGAGCGCCTGACAATTTGCTTTCATGCTCAGTTAAAACAGCGTCACGCAAATATGCGCCTCGAGGAAATGAACGACGCTGATCGCGAGCGTCTGATTAACGCGATTGACGAGCTGCGTAATACCTTTTCTAAATCCCGCCAGATGGGTGCGAGTGCTTCAACGTTTGTCGGGCGCATGACCGTCAGCCAGCGCCGCGCACTTTTCATGCATGCCGGGTTAACAGAAAAAGAATTTAATCAGCCCATCTGGCGCACCGATGAGGCGTCATGTTATTGGCGTGAGAAGCTCTTACGCGCACTGCGTGAATTAATTGCGCTATTTGAAAACGCACCAACGATTTTAACATCGGTAAAGCCTGAACAGTATTTGCATTAATTAGGTTTGAAGTGAATTTAACGCGCTTAACTGCGTGGGGATTTCTTTTATCTGGAGAATGGAATGAAGGAATTAATAGAGCTTATTTATAAAAGCAATACTTGTGAGGTGTATGATTGCTGGCGCTTTATTAAAAAGCATAAGCAAGTATTTATTTTTAATGTTGATGTAAACAAAATTATCTCAGCAGTTTTAGACGAGTTTTTTGCACCAGGCGAAGTTGGTTATCTGTTTTACCTTGCCTCTAAACCTTCTTTTGTGCCCGCCAGCACTACAGCAGTTTCTTTGTCAGCGCGTGATATCAACAAAATCACGAAGTACGTATGGCGCGAGCAACAGCGCCGCCGACGCGCCGAGCTGCGTGACTCAGGCTTTGATGATGGGATTCCTTTTTGAGCATTTGTATTAATAAGGTGAGTTCTAATGCCTGATAATGACCATGTTAGCTCTGTAATTATTAATAAGTGGCTAGTAATCAGCGTACTACCGAATGGAGATTATCAACTCGCGGAATTGCGTCACGATAAACAAACGGAAGGTTTCGCACGGACTGTTATCGCAATTTATCAGAATGAATTAAATCTCGTATCTGACTCGGTGAATCTGCTGGTTAAACGCGCTGTTTTTTGCCGGGACGTTTCCACAAATGAAGAGCTGGTCACTGTGGCTACTGATTTTGTTCAGCGCTGTATTGATGGTATTTCGCTGCTTAAAAATAAAGAGGATAAAAATGTCAATTCGTATTGAAATCGGCGACCGCTATGTCGTCACCAGTGACCAGTTTCAATTTATTTTACGCGAGAAGAAAATCGCAAAGTCCGGGAATAATGCCGATAAAGAATATCTTGATACTGTCGGCTATTATCCAAAATTAAGCCAGCTTGTTTCCGGTTTACTGCATCATTCAATTCTGACCGGCGACGCAACCGCATTTGAATCGCTGGCCGTGCAGGTTGAGCGCGTGGCCGAACAATGTCAGGCGGCTTTCTGCAACGATGGCCGTTGAGAACCGGGGGCGTGTCGCCCCTTCGCCTCCACCACCATTTCGCAAAAATGCCGGTGAGCCCTTCACCGGCGCTTTCCCATGGAATAAACCAAAAGCGGCTATTGGTCGCGACAGACCTCTTACACGTGCCGAATTCCGTCAGGTGCAAGCGGTTTTATTCAAGATTGACCGTCTGCCGTTCTTTCTGCGCTCGCATTTCACCTCACGTTATAACTACATACGCCGCACTAAAAGCCCGGTGCATGGGCTGTTTTACCTGAAAAAGACATTTGAGGAACGGCTCTGGCCGCGCCTCGAGCGTGTTAATCAGGTGTACGGGATGGACACCAGTAAATCGATACGGCTTTTATCCGAACGCGATGAATTTGAAACGCTGCCGGACATGAATGACAAAGTGCTGAAGAAATTCGCCGCCCGATTATCTGCACAGATTTTCATGGCGTATGAAGAGTTTAGCGATGAATACACCGAGGCATACGGGAGCAAAGAGTCGCTGTTTACCGATGATGCTCAATCGTATCTTTACGGCCAGCTCGCTGGCGCGGTGCGCGCGCTTAACATCACCCCGATGTACTGGAAGAAATACCAGAAAGGTCAGATGACCATCCGTATGGCCTACTCGGCCATCGCGCGCATGATGAATAACGAGTGGTGGGTCAGCCAGCTTAAAGCCCAGCGCATGCGCTGGCGTGAGTCCCTGCTGATTGCAGCCGGT